TTTGTTTAATGTAGGATATAACTCCAATCAACGAATGTAAATCTTCTAAAAAAGCTATATCGGATGCAAAGAAGTTTGGTGCAAATTCATTAATTAATACTCTATGAATATACGGGTCCATACTATCGTAGTTATCAAAATTTGCCGTATAATTTACATATCGTTTTTGTAATTCAATATACATCTCACGTCTAACTCCAACTGGCCACTCTAATATGAATAAAGTATCTTTAACTAATTCAGTATTATTTAGCATCCAATTCATTGTTTTACGAACTGCTCTCTGTAATGAACCCCCATATATTGACTCATCTATTACATTGATACCATAATGTTCTTTTAATCTACCACCAATGTTAAATTTTTGTCTAACCCAATCGTAATTATTAAATGGTGTTTTTCCATTATAATGTACAGGATGTGATGTATCTATATCTTTTGTTTCTTCAAAGAATTGGAATGTATTTGGATTAGAATGTCCCATTCCCCACATAAACGAACAACCATTAAGATATATTTGTTTAAATTTAGATAACATTGTTTTGTTTTAAGAAATTATACAACTTTTTAGCATATTTTTTATTATGCTCTGCACCAGCATGCTTAATATCGGCCGATTTATCTATAAAATTATCGTAATCACCATCAAATCTATTTTCTTCCTTAATTGTAGTATCATTTAAGAAACTACCATTCCATACCATAGGAACATTATTTAATTTACAAAAATATGTAATCAATAGATGATTTTTATACCAATTAATTAAATCGTTTTCATCTTGTGTAATTTCTAAAAAACCAGCATGCTCTTTTTTACCCAAATCATCCTCTAAAAAATATCCCCAAGGATTAACATGAAATGGTTCTAAGTCACCAGTACCTGTATAATATTCTTTTCGAGATGGATATGTATACATTATATTAACTAATTGTGGTCTTGCTGTTTTAAAGTAAGTTTGTAAACATCTGAAAATATAATCATTACTTCTACCACCAAATCCAAAATTCAAATCTACTGCATCCGGTATAAGTTTACATAATTGATGTGACCATGTTTCCTCATCATTAACTCCAACACCTTCGGTATGTGAATCACCAATACTCATAATTCTAAATCCATCTTTGTAAATAGAATCACCTCTATATCCTAATTCATTATAGGTATACCAACATGTACCGCTTTGGTCTGAACCACTTCCATTAAATTTTTGATTAACTCGTTCGTGTAGTCGCCATTTACAAGTAGCAACGTCAAAACCATCTTTTGTCCAAAACTTTATTCCTTTCATATATAACTAATTTAATAAATAAAAACTATATTACCAAATTAAAGCTTAGCTAATTGTATTCTAAACTTAACATCTGGATATTTCTTTTCTAATTGTTGTACCGCTGCTACATTTTTTGCAGAATCATCAATAAAGAATATATCATCATATCCTTTTTTAATCATATCCTCAATATATTTTGCTTTCTTTTTTGGGTCTGCATCTCCTAATGCCATTACATAGATACTACCCATACCAATATCTTTTAAATATTGTTTAACAGGTGCGTATGCTGAACGAGCAGTTAATATAGTTACCCTACGTTCCCCTTCACTACTTACAAATCTTTTAAGTAATTTAGTGTAACCCATTATTTGTTCGGGTTGATTAACATTATCAAAATCTGAAAAATCGAACTTATCACCTTGTTTTGGTGTATAAACTGCATATTCACCCGGACTTAATTTAGATTTCTTACCGTCTCTATGTGTGATAAAGATAAATGATTTAGTTTTTACCAATGTATCATCAAAATCAAATATTCTTAATTTTTTATCTTCTGCCATTAAATCTCTTAACAACATTGATTCTTTTACTTTTAGTTTATCATCTTCAATATGGCCATCAACCGGCTCATATCCTCTATCTATTTTGTCTTTGTTTTTATTATATAAATGTTGTGCACCAGGTTCATTTGGTTCACCATCATCAGAATCTACGGTATGTTTTTCCGCAGGTACTCCCATATGTTTAGTGTATGTAGATGTAGCGTGATGTTGATTAAAATCACGTTCTGCTTCGGTTTCTTCGGTATCAGAAACACCCGTATTTAAATGCTTACCCGTATCTTCTAATAAATCTTTTAACTTTATCATAGTCCACACATTTTTGTAAATTCACCTCTATTATAAATAACATTCTCTTTATTAAATTTCTCAATCATAGAATGTAATACTTCTTCTCTATTTTTCATATCTCTAATCATATGCACAATTTCTGCAACACCCACTACCATATCTCTATCGTTTTCATGTCCATCTTCTTCATTTACTTTTTTATTATCATGCCCACACTTGTGACAAACATAGATATTTTTTCCACCATCTATAATATCCCAAGACCACTTGCATTTGTCACAAATTATTTCTTTATTTGTTACAACTTCGTTTAATAAATTTTTTAAAAGTATCATTTAGGATGTTTATTTAAATATCGTGTAAGTAATATATAAGATAACCAAAAACAACCTGAAATTGAGTAAAAGATAACGTCTGCTCCCCAATACGAACCTGTCAATTCCATCATTAGTTTGAATAGTGCATCGTAACCCAGTGGTAGAAAGAACATCGCTAACATTAGTGATGTATCTTTTAAAACAGTTATTCTCTTTTTTGTCTGTTTTTCCATTTTTTAGTATTATACTATCACCGTCCATTTAGGCCCTGATTTCGTTATTAATATTGAACTTATCCATTCAATTGTTTCTTGTCTGATTTAGTTGATGTTTTTGCTAATTTTTCATTTTCTTTTGTAAGAAATTCAACTTTAACCGATAGTGCTGCTACTTGTTTAGTTAAATCTAAAATCATCATTCGTAAATCATCTTTTTCTTTACCGGCTGCTTCTAATAATCCTTCTAATTTAGCAATTCTATCTTTACAATCGTGTCTAATAAAATCTTCATCTCTTTCTTTATGCATTGCTCTTTTTTCATAGAATCTCCATGCAGATGCTCCACCTAAAATTGAAATTGCGGTTATTAATACGGTATATGCGTTTTGGTCCATTGTTTTTGTGTATTTAAGGGGGTTAATACTATAATATAAATATTAAATAATTGAATGAAATGATGTATAATATCCAGGATCATTTAATATACTATTATATATATTATCCGCTACAATTTCATGTGCCTCAAAGTTAGGATGGGAATCATCTATTCCTAAATCATCTACTACTCTCAATTTATTTATAGTTACAAAATCGAAAATATTAGAAAATGAAATACCATTATGTTCAATTTTTACAAATGTATTTTCATCAAATTTATCTAAATTTTCTTTGTAATCATCTGAATATGATATTACTTTTAGTATAACACCTTTACTTTTTAAAATTTTATTTAGTATATTAATCTTACTTATAAAATATGCACTTTGATTTTTTCTCCAACGTACCACATCTAATGTAAATAATTCTAATTCTAATTCTAACTTAGTTATAAAATCATTTTTATCTACAACATCTATATTATCTATTAATTCTTTTTTTGATTTTATGAACCCATCATATGTTTCAAAATCTAATTTATAAATCTTATTTTCGTATATAAAAAAATCTCTTGTAACATTTGTAAGTTGTAATATAACTACCTTTGGTTTAAAAAAATTATGGTCAAACTTGTCATCGTTTGGTAAATATATAGAATTAATTGATTTTTTTATAATCTCTAATCCTTCAAAAAAATTACTTAAACCTGAACTTGATACGATTTGATTAGGTAAATCTAATTTTTTACCTAAAATACTAGAATATGAGTGTTTATAATTAAAATATGATTCAGCATTTGTAATTGTATTAAAATTTAATGGTAATCCTAGTTCTTTTCTTTTATAGAAGTGTAATGCTAATCCATGTGTAAATGAAGTACCAACTGCTAATATCTTATACATAACTTATTTTAAAGTTAATAAATACTTAGTTTTATTCAATGAACCTAATAATTCATCTCTTAAATTAAGTAAATCGGTATCTACTTTTGCATCAAGTGAATCTGTTAATTTTATACAACTATCGATTGCACCATCAATTACACTAATAACATTTTCATCGGAAACATTGATGAAGGTATAACTCAATCCATCTACTGCAATTCTACCATATTTTCCCATTGTAATTTCTGCAAATTCATCTATGTTACCTGAAATTGTATCATATAACTTACCCAATGCCTTGTGTTTTGCATAAATTTTAGTTTGCCAATGGAAAAACTTAATTTGAGTTTGTAAGTGGATAACATCTTGTATGTATTGTTGTAATTCTTTATTTTCCATTTGAATATTGTGTTTGATTTTCAGGTTTTGGAATGTTGTTTCCTAATTTTTTATCTTTCTGGTCATAATATCCTTTTGATGCCTGAACAATATAGTTTTCGGCATTTGTGATATGGTCTTGTATCCAACCTGGAATATCTTTTTCCGTATCACCTAATCTACCCATTAAATCGTTTACTGCTTTGCCAATACTCACTAATGATGCTTTTGCCATAGAAACTTCGTGGTCTTGTACACCATTACTTGCTACTACATCGCCACCTGGTTCTTCTTCTCTTAATATACTTTCTGGAGTTAATCTCCTTTTAACCATTAACTCTTTTGCTTCTTTTCTAGGTTTGATTTCGTTTTTATAAAATTCACTTAGTGTTGTATAAACAGTTTCATCAACATGCTTACCCATTCTCCATCCACCACCTTTCTTTTCATACATTTTAACTCTTTCTGCCATTCCTCTACCTTCACATACTCTACCGGTTGCTTTCCACAAAATATCATTTGTTGGAGTAGGTTTTGTATCTCTCATTGTACCCAATGGTCCTTCATTTGTAACTGCCTGAGATATTGCTGATGATGGTAATCCATCTAAATCATCTTCGGTTGGTACTTCCGGTTTAGTTGTTACACTTCCTTCTTTAACGTGGTTAGGTAATCCTTTATGTTTTGTTGATGCAAAATCTTTTGCTGATTTATCACTCATATTATCGGCTGCTTTTTCTACTTCTTTACTTGCTGGTGTTTCACCTTTTTGTGCGGCGTGTACCATTCCCATAAATTTTTGTTGTGCTTTACTTACTGCTGGCATATTTGTTTTCCTCTAATATATAAATATAAGATTAATTTACTTTAATTAATTCATTTTGATATTCATTGTAGTTTTTTATATATAGATTAAATATATCTATTTTGAATTGCCCAATTTGTGTATTTTGTTTTAATACATATGGTACTTTCATTAAAAATTCTATGTTTTCGTTTGTTAGATGTTCTGCATTTATTGTCACAAAACTATCATTGGTAAGTTCATCATTAATATCTTTTAACTTACTAACACCCTCAACTTGACCCAAATTATTAGTGTATATAGTTGTAAAGTATGGTTCTAAAAATATAACTAAATCTTGTGGTGCATTATAAATGATTAACCCAATGTTATATTTTGGCATTGGAATTGGTTTGTGATTTATATCAAAATACCATATACACCCCCATTTTCTAATATATTTTTTTGTATCGGTATCTATTCTACTTTGATAATCATCTTGTACTTTTTGTAAATCACCACCTTCAAATTTATGCCCTCTTTGTGTAAAATGATAAACTAATGCATCTCTACTTTGTATAATATCAAATCCACCAATTACCATTCTATGAAAAATATCAACATCTTCGATTGTTTGAAAATTTGTATCGTGTCCACCTAATATATTAATGTACTCATCTTTCAATACAAACCAAGGTGCAAATATACCATTGTTAGTTGTATTTTTTTCTATCGTTTCATAGAACTCATCAAACTTAGATTGATTAAACTCATTTGGATATGTACCTGCATCTAATTGATATTTTTCCTTACCTGCTGGATGAATTGGTGGCTCTACACACATACCACATACGATTTTATTTGTTCCCACATACTTCAAAATATTCTCAAAGAAATTTTTGTGAACTATCATATCTGCGTGCAAAATCCCTATTACAGGTCTACTTGCTATTTGAAATCCATAATCGTATAAAACAGGATGTCCAAGTTTTTCACTATATATGTGGGTAATTGTATTTGTATGTTTTAATGATAATAACCATTCATTTGTTCCATCATTACACCCATCCCCATATAGTATAACTTCAATATCGTCAGAAATATCTCTAACTGATTTATATACTAATTTTAAATACTCTAAGTTATTATAACTTGGTATTACTACTGAAATGTCTTTTAATTCGTAACTCATTCGCCTACATCTTTTATGTGTCTACCCCACCCAGCATGCTTACAATATCCTTCTGTAAATGCCATAGCAAAGTATCCTAATGAATAATAATATTTACTTAATTCTAATTCTCTACCTATTGGTTTATACCCATCTTCTGGATAATCTTTCATTTTCTTTAGTGCAGGATTGAATGTAAATCCGTGCCAATGTCCATCAAATCCCCAACTTACTCTTTGTACTTTATTTCCCATTGGAGTTAAATATACATCAGGTAAAAGTGGATGCCCTATATCATTTGGGTCTCTTGTTTGAACACAAATAATCTTATCATCTAAATCTATAATTTCTAAACAAGCTTCTATAAATCCTTCTTTGTAAAATTCCCAATCTTCTTCCATATGAAAAACATACGGAGTAATTACATATCCATACATTTTATCTATACTTGCAACTTGTCCTATATTAGTTTTGTTGTACCAAAAACTTACCGATGGGAATTTTTCTTTTAAATGGTCATTACAACCAATTACAGCACTATCATCAATTACATTGAAATCGGTAATTAGATATGTGTTATATTTGAAAAAACTTTCTAATGTTTTCTCTAACAAATCTGGTCTATTACAACTTGTACAAACTACACTTACTTCTTTCATAATCTTATTATTCTTTGTACCATCGGTTTGATATTAATTAATGATGGTTCAAAATATTCTTTAAATTCTTTAAAACTTTTAAAACTTTTAAATGTATTTTTTTTATCAACTATTTTTTTTAATTCATTATTTTTTTCAATAATGTAATTTGAATTATAATTTGGGTTATGTCTACTTTTAATTTGTATTTTTAATTCTTCTTCTTTCAAATTAATTATTCCAAATTTAATATTTTTATAATAATGTTTACACTCTAATATAAAGTTTGGTGGAAATATATTTGTTAAATAAATCTGATTATCTTTATTAACCAATTCTAACATAACATCTATTAATAATATTTCATTTTCATATTCACCATTTGGTAATGCTTTTATCACATCCCAATCCACTAAATCATAATCTTTTAATTTATTATTGTTTAGTGAACAAAATGTTGTTTTACCACTACATTCGGTTGTGAAAATTATCCAATTCATTATAACGTTTCGTAAAGAGCATTTTGTTTTTCTTGTCTTTCTATTTCTTTAATGTGTTTAATACAATATGTTTCATCTTGTGGAAATATTGTATAACTTTCAAATCCCTGTAATTGTTCATGTACTTTACCTGCCCAAAAAATAGATTGTTTGTTTTGATATAATCTACCTTGAACATCAGGAAAATTTACCCATCCTTTCTCATTTACATTCCATCTCCATTTTTGAATATGTGATTCTGTTAATCCATTCACTATATTAATTCTAGGAATAAAAAACATTTCAATAGTATCATTACCTTCTAATATATTTGATAATCCCTGTATTAATATTGGGTCTATTGTTTCGTCTGCATCTAATTGGAATATCCAGTCACCCGTACAATTTTGTGTAAGATGTTGTTTGTATGTTCCAAAATCTCCATTCAGAGGATATCCAATTGTTTTATCAATTTTTTTGTCAAATGTCAAATCATTAAGATATTCAAGTACTTCAACCGTCACTTTTTGATTATCATATTGAACAACAATTTCATCTACTTCTCTTTTGTTTTCTATTAGTAGTGGTAATAATGTTTGTATTTCTTTTATTTCATTTACAACCGTAATTGCATAACTTATTTTCATATTATATTATTTCTTGTTCATCTGTATTAAAATTTTTGAATCCTAATTTTGGTTTTAGTTTAGATACATCAAAATACAACTCTTTAATCATCTTTACATTTTTCTTTTTGTAAGTGCGATATACATCATATTTTTGCAAATCTCTATTATTTTTAACTGATTTTTTATAAAAGGTTCTACCACTTTTATCAATTAAGATTGCTTTCCTACCCGTGTCATATCCTAAATTTTCATTAAACGTTGCATCTTTATCTTCGATTTCTTTAATTAATTCACGAGTGTATGCTTGGTTTTGAATATCATCATATAATTTTAAAAATCTAGTTAATGGTAGTTCATTTAATTTTATACAATGTATCAATCCTTTTTGTGAATTTTTACCTAATACCAATAACAATGGGGTTGTTGCGGCACTATATGATTCACTTACTCCTGTATCTTCATATTTGTAACCATATAATCTATAAAATCCGCCATTCTTAACTTCATTAATAGAGGTTACTATTTCTTTATAAAAATATTTTCTATAATGATGTATCTGATTCATTTATCTTAGTAAGGGTTGGTAAATTCAATGGTATAAATTGTTTTATTGTTGGAACATATTGAGTTAAAATAGTGTCAAATGATTTAGTCATTTTTTGTAAACTAAAATTTTCGTTATTATACTTACCCAATTTTTTAGATTCAACTTTATATGTGTTGTAGTTCTTATAAATATCTTTTAACTTATTAATTGCATTAGAATAATTTACATAAAACCATTGACTACCATCTATAATAAATTGATTTTGTGCCGATTTATCTACGGGTTTTAATTCACCCTCTAATAATACTGCACCACTTTTTAAGAAATCTAAATGACCACTCCAATTAGATGCAATTACCGGCTTACCCGTCAAACTGAATTCTAATAGAGGTCTGCCGAATCCCTCACCATGTGTAAATGATACCATTGCTTTTACTTTTGGATGTTCATATAACCCATGCATTTCGGTTTCAGTTAAATCACCATGTAGTAAATAGATTGAAGGACACTTATCACCAAATTCATTTGTAAGTGTTTCTATTCTGCCCGCCATATCTTCTCTATCTCTTACACTAAACCCAGCGGATGATGTTTTTAATACCAATGCTGGTTTTTGTTTTTCATTACTAAAAGCGTGACAAAAACTTTTGATTGTCATTCCAATATCTTTTCTATCATGTCCTAATTGACCTTGTAACCAGTGCCCGGTAATTAAGAATGCAAACTCTTCTTTGATTGCATCTAATTCCGTAATATATGGAACTTCTGCCGCACCAAATGTTGCATCATTAAATCCTTCAAATAGAACTTCAATTGGTTTTGTAATTTTGAAATTATTAATAACTTGTTGTGTTTGATTATTTTTTTCTACATACGATGTTTTTATTAATACATCTTTAGAAAATTCAGATGGAACTATAATCAAATCCATTTTATTACAACCATGTATCCAATCAATAGGACAAACCGTTGTTTCTATACCTGCTGAAATACCGATATTATATGTTCCTTTTCTTTCAAATTCATTAGGAACTGTAATTTGAATAAACACATCGGGTGTTCTATCAATAGGTAATCCAATTCTATCTATGATTTGTTTATCACTATCATTTTTTGCATTTAGACCATTCATAGGAGTACTACCCCATCTCATTGATACAATTCTAATATCGTATTTATCTAAACTAATTAAACTTCTAACTAAATCTCTACTATGGTCTCCGTAACCACTTCGCGTTGCTACCGGTCCTTGAACTACTACTAAAGGTTTTTTAATTTCTGCCATAACTTATTTTATTTTGAATAATTCGTATTTTTTTCTAGGTTTCCAATTCGTAAATGCACCATCCATTCCATTGATTAAAGTTTGACACATATTTTGTACACTTAATCCACCAACTCCTAGTGCAAAATCTCTACCTAATATTCCTTTTTCTTTTCTTTGTTCTCTACTCATATCATACCAATGACGGATTGAATCTGCTACTTCAACATAATCAATATGGTCTTCAAATATATAAGGTGTAGGTACTGAACCTGTAAATGAACGAGATGTTGACCAAACCGGTGTTACCCAATCTCCCCACTTTAATTTATCTTTCCATAATCTCCAATCATGTAGAGTACCCCACTTAACATAATCCGATGGTCTTGTATAATCCCAATTGCCATGCACATCTTCATTTTGGAATACAAATCCACATTGGTCTTGTATACCACCCGTTACATTTACTATAATTGGTGTTCCTGCCATAATAGATTCTGCAGTTGCTAATCCAAATCCTTCGTTAGATGCTATATTAATTGTAACATCTGCAATATTATAAAGATAGTTTAATTCAGTTTCATTCCATCTACCTGTATCAAATACTACATTGATTTCAGGTGCACAATCTGCAATAACTCTAGGTAAATCTGTACCATTATCATCCACCGGTTGGGTATGCATTAACAATACGGTCTTTTTAGCTTGCTCAGGTGAAAGTGTTGCTACAAATTCTTTGAATGCGTATATAACTTCAATCGGTTGTTTTCGTCTGATATTTCTATTACTCCAATACAATACGAAATCATATGTTTTATCCCCAAATATTTTCTTTTTGAAATCGGCAGGTACATCTGCTACTTTATAATCTTCCGGATTAATACCATGTGGTACATAACTCACTTGCCAATTTTCAGGTTGTTTCCATC